CGAAAATGAATGGGGAAAGGAACAATGGTTCAGTAACTTGAGTGCTAAATACAATATAATAATCTTGTAATACTTGAGTAGAATTGAATAAAGTAGTTAAATCAGTAACAACAGCACCACCCGCAGAAGGTTGTCGTTCGGCATATACGAAAGAAACTGGGAAAAAACCTCTTGGGGCTTGGTCTAAATCGTAAGATTGGTTATACCAACTGGCTAAAGGATTATTGTTAGTTCCAAGACCATCCTGATAGTTCAAATATGCTTGGTCGGGTAGTGTAGGGGTCATCGAATTGTATCGATACAACTCTCTACTATCGTTAAATCTCAATAGACAATCCAAGACATCCTGTTGATTGAGGGAGACAGTGGTGTTATTGATAGTAGCGGTAGCAGTGGAAATCAATTTATTGAAAGGAAATGCCTGAAGAGCAGCATTTGACCCCCAATGAAGTGCTACAGACCCAGGTGGAACGTTAGGAATTCTCATAGACCAAGTAATTCCTGTAGAGATAAGCAATTCACGATTAATGACGATACTTTCACTGGGAATTTGGATGGTGAATGTAGCACTGGAATTGGAAGTAGCAACGGCGGTAAATTGTTGATATGTAGTATTAGCAGCACCCGACTGAACCGCAAAAGTGAGATTATCGGTAATATCCGCAAGACGACTATCTTTAAGGAGGATTGTTTTAAAGTCAGTCATTTATATACTTAATAAATATTTTTTTTATTAGGTATTTGCTAAAATATTATAATAATTCTAAACTTTCTTTCTAAATAAGAATTTAACGGAGCAAGAGCCTCCACTTAAAAGATTTAAAGGAATAAGTTGTCCTAATCTATTTCTCCAAAATACGGATATATCCACATTTGTTAAAGGTCTATTCCCAGACATTCCTATCATTCTATACTCGGCGGTAGGTTGATACAAGACATTCGGTTTATAGTTCGTAGAGACAATATCGGTGATAATTTGTGCGAACTTGGCGTTATTACCTTCTCCCGTAACGATTTGGTTCTCGTTAAATATAAGTGGAGATGCTAATTGATTACTAACAATGGGTATAGTATTCGAGACAAAGACGATACTTTCGACTGGCGTCCAATTAATAGTAGTGGAATACTCTTGGAAAGTTTGAATGAATAAATTATTGGTGGTAGATGTGCCTATAGGTGTGGTAGGATATAATGCTGGATATATCGTAGGAGTAATAATTTGGTTCGTTCCTCCTTGATTTAAAATAATAATCTCGTAATTCAATCCTGTTAAAGTAGTAGCAGATGGAAGTGTAATGCTATTATATCCAGCAGGATTTTGATAATATCCTTGATTTATAGCAGTAGTTGTAATGCTATTATTTTGTCCCTTAAAGTCGGCATTGAAACTGGTAAATAGTTGAAATAGGGGAGAATTGAAATACATTTTAACACCATTCACATTATCAACTCTATTTCCAGTAGTTCCATCTAAATATCTTGTCTCGAATGCGAAAGAAGTATTATTGGCTTTATATTGAGGTGTGCTAATAACCGCACAATTGGTAGTGCTATCCCAACTAAAGATAGGGGGTAATAATCCAATTAATTCTTGTCCTGTAGTATAACCATCCGCAGATAATGTAGTTTTTAAATAATTAAATGCTCTTACTAAAGCCGCTTGAACTAAAGATACAAAATGTTGGTAAGAATAACAATAATAATAATCTCCTACATTTGATTGATAACCGCCATTAGAACTTGGTGGTGGTGGAATTGGAGCAGAACTATCTTGAGTAACCCATATCACATTTGCTTGAGAGATATAAGTAGTAGTATTAGCGGTTGAACCATTAGGTCTAAATTCTGGTTTAATGGTTAAAGTAATAACGTAATTTGTTAAATTATTTAAGGTAGTAAATGGTTTGATAACAGGAATAAAAGAAGGTAAATCGGGAGTATCTACTTGAAACCGAATAATACTCATATCATATTCTCCCGTTGATTGGATAATAGGATTGGTTCTATTTTCGTTAAAGTAGATTGGTATTGGGTTTCCCGTAGTGCTATTGAAATTAGAAATTAACACATCGTAATACACATTATCTGGAATATTCGGGACATTACTTAATTCTATTTTAGGTCTGTAGGACATTATATATAATAATGCTAATATATTTTTCTATTCATTCCTAAATATCCAAATTATAATCTAAAATTGAGAGAAAAGTTAGATTTCTACAAGTATATATCTAATTGTATATATCTAAATCATCTATTTAGATTTTTACAATGCTATTTTGGATATATATCAGTAGAAATTTTAAAATTTCTACATATTATTATCTATTACATATCTAATTTGTAGAAATCTAACCTTTATCCATTGTAGAAATCTAACTTTTAATAATTTCCTTCGATATATTTGAAATTTTCATTTGGATTTCTACTGAATATGATGAAAAAATATCTACCTCTCCATTTCTTCACACTACAAACAATAATTTTTTGAATATATATTCCTTTTTCATTTATTTCTTTCAATCGTTTAGGAGTGAATGTCGAGAGACAATAATCATTACCTAATAGAGCCATTCCCTTACGAACTTTGGTAGAGAAATAATCTACGATTTGATAAAACGCATTCACCTTATTCTCCAATTTAAATGGTGGATTAGATATTATCCAATCTATATCTTTATCGAAACTCCTAAAATCTAATCCTTCTTCGATTTCTGTATAATATTTTAGATTTTCTTCGGGGAAACATCTATAGAAATTTCCTTCTCCCTTAAATGGCTCGAATAAGACATCATCCTTCTCTATTGGTATCTCTAATATTAATTTCCTACAAAGTTCTTCGGGAGTTTGATGAAAATAATATTTATCATCTTTTACCATTTTATTTATTATATAATTAGATTTTTTATTATAAAAATCTAATTAAATTATTTAAGCCAATTTGGTTGCGACGACTAAATTTGCTGGGGCGGATGCTGTTATTGTCCCGAAAGATAGTTGTCCCCCGTTAGCAGTTGCTCCAATTGTAATTACAGAGTTAATATATATTGGATTTATAGGACTTGTATTATTCAAAAGAAATTCAACACTTGCTACTGGACTTGCTACGTCAGCAGCACACGTAGTAGGAAATGATACTATAGAACTTGAGCCTAAAGTTGGGGCACTTCCTACTGCGGTACTTGCTCCTACAATCCAATTTTCAATAACAAATGCTCCTGCGGCAGTAGTTACTAAAGGTATTGAAACTAAAACACTATATAATCCTACTGGTAATCCCGTAAGAGTTGCTATATTTTGGATGGCGGATGTGTTTGCGGTTGAACCAACACTCACAGCAGAAATTGCTGCGTTGTTGGGTGAGGAGGTATAAGTAGAACCAATTCTTCCGTTAGGATTATCAAAAATGTATAAAGAACGGGAAGCCATTGTTGATTATATACTTTAATAATATTTTATTATTTGCTAAAATTCTATATTTTGCTAAAATTATACGTTTGGCTCATATTTCATTATTGTTTCTAAATGTTGGATTGGAATGAAATAATATTCCTTTTCGTCGTAGCATTGATTAATGCGAGAATAATTCTTTCTCTCGAATGTATCAAAGAGAACTGGGTCATACTTAATACAAGCCAATTCATCCGTGAAATTAAATAAGAAATATAATTCTTTATCATCTACATTCACGACCTTATTACAAGTCATTAGTGTAGTTGGATAAGCACACTTTCGGTTTGTTCTGGATTTCAATTCGAAAATATAATCATCATTATAAAAATCATATTTGCCCCATCGTGCGGTATTTCGGGAGATTGTATCTCCAAAATGTTGCTGTAATATAGGTAAGATTTTGGCTTCTTGTTGAACCCCGTAAATATAATCTTTTTGGAAATGAACCATTTAGATTTCTCTAAAGTATATTTAGATTTTATTTTGGAGAATTAACGATTTTCTTTTCTTTGGTTATAATAAATGGCGATGGCGACAAAAATTGATATGGACGATGTTCTTAAAAGAATGCGAACAAATATTACCGATTTAGATTTAGAGAGATATTTTCCTGAAACTAATCACTACAAGAATAATGTTATTAAATATAGCGACTTAGCCAATTATAAATCAATTGAAGAACTTCTCCCGAATGATAGGTCTTACAAGATTATTTTAATAGAACAAAATTATAATTCGGGACATTGGACTTGTCTTTTACGATATGGTAATACGATTGAATGGTTCGATAGTTACGGATTACCAGTTGATGGTGAATTGAAATTTATTAACTCTGTTAAAAGACGATTATTGGGAGAAGGTCGAAAGACTTTAACCGAACTTCTCTCGAAAGTCAAAGATAAGAATATAGTTTATAATAAAGTTAAATTACAGAAACTTTGTAATAAATCCGCTACTTGTGGTAGGTGGGTTATCTTGAGAATATTAATGATGAAGAATTTCTTTTATAATTTAAAAGAATTCCAAGATTTCATTAAGAAATACAAGAAAGAAATTGGATTTAAAGATGCCGATGAATTAGTAGCATATTGGATAAATTGATTTAATTCTTAATATATTGGTCTTTCATCATCTCGACACTTGTCCCCATTTCTTTTGTATCTTCTTTCATCTCATCCATTACATCCTTGTATTTATCGGTTAGGAAAATATGACGTAGCATACTACATCCTATTTTCTTGTTGAATATTTTATATAATAATCTCGTCATATCATTAGTCTTCGTATAAGGTTGTCCCTCGAAATTCACCAATAATGGGACTGGCGTTTTCGATTTCTTGAAGGTTGGATGATACTTTAGATATACATCTACGATTTCTCTCAATTCTGGTAAGATTTTGATTTCTTGAGAATGATATTTTTTTTGCGTCTTGAAATTATTAAAGATAAATCGATTTCCCGCTAAATCCAAAATATTCATTTTAGCGGGTTCAGTTCCTTCTACGGGATTAGAATGCTTTCTACAAACTACCATTTCTTGATAATCTTTATTTCTGCGTGGGCGTTGTAAGCAATAGAGAGAAAGTATCATTAATTTCTGTAATTCATTAAATTGGTCTTCGGTAATCTTTTTTCCTAAAGTTGGAATGATTTTCTTTAATTCATTAAATCTCTCTAAAACCTCATCTTGAGAAATCCAATTCTTTTCTTCCTTTTCCGTTTTCTCATTATTCACTTTTAGATTTTTATTCATTTCATCTAAAACCGAATAATATTTATCATATAATTTTTTATATTTCTTGGGTTCTCTCGTGGATAGCGTTTTTAAGAGAGATACTATTGAAATAATATAGGTTCTTTGAGTATTCGGTTTATACTTATTCAATTTCTCTAAAATCTCGGTTTCATTCTTTAGGAAATTAAAGTTCTTGATTTCTCCTCCATTTAATCTAATCAAATTTTTCAAATATAGATTTTTAGAACTCTCGGTTATATTTTTGTCGGTAAATATTTCGTTCATCGGTTTATATATTATTTAGAAATTAATTTTAAAATATATTCTATTTATATATAAAATGAGTAATAGCACTAATCAATTAAACCAGAGAATTTCGAATTTATACGGGAGAATAGGTCAAATTACCAGTGGTGGTGGTGTTCCTACTTCTTCTGGATTAAACCAAGTTTTAGCAAATGGTAATACTGCTTCTAATGCTATTACCCTTAATACTACTGGAACAATAAGTAGTGTGTCGGCAGGAAGCATTTCAGTATCTTCTGGTAATTATAATTATATATTTTTTACTAATACCGCTGCTACAAGCACATTAACCGCTACTATTGGAAGTGTGGTTGATTATATTATTATAGGTGGTGGTGGTGGTGGTGGGACTAATCACGCAGGTGGTGGTGGAGCAGGAGGTGTTGTTGTTGGTTCTACTACTTTAACTTCTACTTCTAATATTATTAGTGTAGGAGCAGGTGGTAATGCTGGTGGGTCTGGTATTTTTGGTGCTGCTATGGATGGTGGAGATACTACCGCTTTTGGGATAACGGCTGGTGGAGGTGGAGGAGGAGGAACATTCGTTACTGGTTCTCGTGCTGGTAGAGTTGGTAAGGCTATTAATGGAAGCGGTGGTGGTGGAAGTGCTGATAATACTCCGCCTTCTGGAGCGTTTGATGGGGCTATTGGGAGTGGTTCTGGAACTAAAGGTGGGAATGGAGTAATGTCTGGAAGTGTTGCTGGGTCTGGTGGTGGTGGAGGAGGAGCTGGTGGTGCTGGTGCTGACGGACAAACAGGACAAACAGGTGCTCCCACACAAGGGGGGGTAGGTGGTGCTGGTATTACTTCTACTATTATTGCTGCGTTTTTAGCCGTCGCTCAAGGTTCTACTATTGCTGCTGCGTTTAAAACTGCTACTTCGACGGGTAGAATTGCTGGTGGTGGTGCGGGAGGTAGTTGGGCTACCACTAATCCAAGTGCTGGTGGTTCAGGAGGAGGGGGTAATGGAGGTTACGGAAATGCGGTTATATTAGCACAACCAGGTATTCCTAATACTGGGTCAGGAGGTGGTGGTGGGGGTTCTTTTGCTGGTGGTGCTACAAACTTTGGTGCTATTGGTGGAAGTGGAATTGTAATGGTGAGAATTCTTACAACACCAACTATTACGATTACAGATGGAACACTTACCAATGTTATTAATCAAAGAGGATATAGCACTACAAATAGCGACCAAGATGCTACTCATTATCTTAATTTTAGTGATAATGGTAATTCAGGTGTTGGTGCTATTCAAAAAACCTTTGGAATTGAATGTAATCCTCTTACTAATACTATTACTGCTACTACTTTTAATGGAGCAATTACTACTACGGCTGCTAATGATGATATTACTTGTTATATTCCTTTTCAAAAATCTACCGCTGGAAGTAATCTTTTATATGTGGATGATAACTCCGCTTTTGGTCCGTTATCATATAATCCATTTACAAGCACTTTAACATCTTCTATATTTTCTCCAAATTCTGGTTCGGCGTCTAATCTTAGCGGTGGTAGTTCGGTAACTACTGGTGGTTTTAAATATTTTGTTTTTACTTCTGGTGTTTCTAATTTAGTAGTTACTGGTGGTTCTACTGCTATTGAATATTTAATGGTTGGGGGTGGTGGTGGTGGTGGTGGAACTCACGCTGGAGGTGGTGGAGCAGGAGGTGTTATTGTTGGTTCAACTACTTTGAATGTTGGTAGTTATTCTATTAGTATTGGTGGTGGTGGGGCTGGAGGAACACAACAAGTTGTAGGCACTAATGGAACTCAAACTACTTTTAATATTGGTGGAGGAACTATTTTAACGGCTGGTGGTGGTGGTGGTGGTGGTGGTGGATTGGCTACAACTGCGGCTAATAAAAACGGGCAACCTGGAGCTACTTCTAATGGTAATGGTGGTGGTGGTAGTTGTGTTGCTTCAGTTCAAGGAACTGCAGGTATTGGGGCTGCTCCTTTGGGTTTTTCTGGAGGTGCTGGCGTTTTTTCAACTGACGGAATTAATGGAACTGGTGGTGGTGGAGGAGGAGCTGGAGGTGCTGGGGCTGCTCCTGCTTCAGGACAACCCGCATCACCCGCAAAAGGTGGGGCTGGAGGAAATGGGGCTGGAACTGCTATTAATCCTTTAATTCCAACATTTTTAACTTCTATTATATCTGCTATGACTGGTGTTGCTGGTTGGGCGACTGCTACTACTTCTGGAACTATTGCTGGTGGGGGTGGTGGAGGTAGTTGGGGTTCTACTACTGGAGCGGCTGCGGGTGGAACTGGTGGCGGAGGTAATGGAGCAAATGGACTTAACTATGTGGTGGCGGCTCAAATAGGAACTCCTAATACAGGTGGTGGTGGTGGGGGTGGTGGCTCTGGAGGTGCTGCGGCTACATATATTGTTGGGGCTGCGGGTGGAAGTGGAATTGTTATTATAAGAGCACCGCTTAATGTTACTATAAGCACTACATTTTCAAATAATAATTTATCGTTTAATGTTCCTTCTTTAACAATGATACTTAAATCATTACCTACTTCTAATATTGGATTAGTAGAAGGACAAGTTTGGAGAAATCTAAATGGAAGTGTTTTAAATATAGTTCCTCCATCTGGTGTGCTAAATGCGATTTCTGCTACAGGACAATTAAATACATTAGGGGTAAATGGAGCAGGAACAAATGAGGCAGGAGCATTTGGACTTTTACTACTTAATAAATATTATACTGGACCAATTATTCAAATTAAAGCAGAAGAAGCAGGAACACCTACAGATTTTTTTGCGTCATCATCTACCGCCTACGGAACTTTACAAACTGCTGGAGGAATATCGTTAGTTAATTTTTTAACTGCTGCGGGGGTTTCCCCTGTTAATGGAGGCATTGTTACTACTTGGTATAATCAAACTGGAAATTTAGTACACGCTACCTCACCTGGAACAACTGCTTCTTCTAATATTATAAGATACCTTACCGCTTCTAATACGTTAAGTTTTGGGGGGTTTTTTAGTCTTCCTAATGGTGCTTTTCCAAGTGGAAATTCTGCCTATTCTTATTTATTTACACCACTTAATCAAATTGGAACAAGTCAATGTATATTTAATGGTGGAACTAATACAGGTGGGGTTACTTTTTATAATAATTGTTTTGGAGTAATAAATGACACTGGAACAACAACCAAATATAAAAATTCTTGGGGGGGAAGATACCAGATTGTTAATGGGGGTGCTGGTTTTTTGAATGGAATAAAAATAGCAGATACCTATAATGGAGGAGACTCCAATTCAAGAACTATATATTTGGATAGTGTCTCTCAAGGTTTAACTTCAGGACCAGTAGCACTGTTTAATCAAGTTCGCATTCAAAATAATACTAATAATTCCATAGGACAAGCATCAATTGTTAATTCATTTAATTATACTGGTGAATTAAAGTATTTTATTTGGTCTCCCAGTCAATTATCTCTCAGTGATATTAACATTCTACAAAGTGTTAGTTTTTAATTAAATATATCCGCCTATATAAATGGATACAGACCAATTCGGCGGTGCTTTCTGGATTACCATTACTGGAATTATTTTGGGATTTTTAGGCACAATGACCGCCTTCTGTCTTAAATCCAAATGTAAAGAATGTAATATTTGTTTCGGCATTGTTAAAGTAGTGCGAGATATTGAGAATGAAGTCAAAGAAGAACAAATGTTATTAGATAATGGGATAAATCCGTTTTCTTCCAAAGAAAAAGATTAATATATAGTATAATGTATCACATATTACCTTATACTATATCCAGAGCCAAGCGACTTGGCGTAGTCATTAAACCTTCTACCATTCGTGGTAAAAAAATTGATGTATTTTCTCCCGATGGTGATTATATTTGTTCCGTTGGTGCTTTGGGCTACGGAGATTATCCTACTTTTATTGAATTACACGGACAAGAATATGCCGATAAAAGGAGAGAATTATATAAGAAACGACACCGAAAAGATATACAAGAAATCGGTAGTAAAGGGTGGTTTGCGGATTATCTTCTCTGGTAATTATTTCTCCCATATATATATAAATTCCCCTTTCACGACTTTAGCATTAGGGTCGCCTCTCTGGGATTTTGGAAAGGGGGTAGTATAGTTTGGTTCTCCCAATATCGTCTTCACTAATTCAAAAACTTCTATTGGAATATTTAAACAATACTTACCACCTTTCTTTAAATATTTAAATGTTTCCGTTACCAATGGTATATAGAAATGCTCGTTCCATTTTTGTTTGCTTCTCTTCTCTTGAAAGGAATATTGTTCTATATTATAATAAGGAGGACTTGTTAATACCATATCATATTCTATCTTTGAATAATCAAATGTTATACAATCTCCAAAATATAATTCTATCTTTGTGGATGAATGATTTGAGAGAAATTTCGTCATCTCGTCGTAGGGTTCTCTCAAATTAAGGTTATTATCTATACCTATATAGTGCGGAATATTCAACGCACACGCACCAACCAATCTACCACCCCATCCCATCGTCGGGTCTAATATACATTCGGGAGAATATTTATCATATAAATGTAATGCCGTTATTGGTTTGAATATATTCACCCCACCAAAATAAATATTAAATATTCGTTTCCACACTTTTATAGAAGCATCATTCTCATTTGTCCCGTAATATTCTAACATATTTTGGATATATTTCTTGTGAAATTGTTGTTCTTTATTTTCTAAAAAATTGAAGAAAGAATATCCTTTCTTTCCTTTTGTATCATATCTCTCAATATCCGTGAAATAATATACTACCTTATTACCTAACAACGATAGTGGTTTTGTATCTTTACCTTTGGATTTTAATTTATTGAATTCTAATTCTATATCCTCTAAATCTAAATTATTCAATTCTCTCAAAATATTAGATTTATTCATTTACATTTCATTTAGATTTTTAATTTCCCAAAAAATTGATTAAAAAATTGAAAAGAATTTAAAGACAATTATTCATACTATATAAGAAGAACAATGACGCAATTAATGATTAGATTACCAAAGGATTTACAGAGAGAAGTGTGGTCTTTTCTTGGAATGGAAAGTCTTGGAATGACGCCATCTGCGAAAGCAGTTTGGAGATTTATCGATGATGTTGAAAATTACGGAAGTGGATATGATAATTTCTACGGAAATGATTTTAAGTATGATGTTATTGTCGGTTTGAAATTCTTTGAAAGTAATAATAATCTTTATCCAGAAATTTCGAACCGAAATTGGCTTATATTCTATAAATTTACTAAAACACAGAAAGAAATTAATTACGACAAATATAAACATTTAGATATGAAAGAAGTTGGGGCTTGGTTGGAAGACCCAGTTTGCGATTGTAGTCATTGGTTAGAATTGGATGATTTCCGTAATCGAGAGAAATATAATTGGAAATGTTTTAATTGCTACCGAATTGATAACAATTTGATTGAAGATAACGATATTTTGTTAGATATTCAATGTAGAAATTGTAATAATGAATTATCCGTAAAAGAATTTAAATTTTGTAGAGATTATAGAAATAATGAGGATTTTTGGTGTTCTCCTTGTTTGGATGAATTAGAAGGGCAAGATGAAGATGAAGACCAAGAAAATGTTGGATATTTAATTGATTTAATTCCTGTAGAAGAAGCCCAAGAAAATAATTAATTAAAAAAAACTAAACTATATTTTGTTCCCACTATTTCTTTATTATAATGTTCTAATAATGCTCCATTAAAAATAATTGGCTTCTCAAAAGCATTGTATTCTATTCCATTTACTATTATTTCTCCACCTGTATATACTCCAAACGAAACAAGTAGGCTATCACCTACATTTTTTTTATCTCGGTGCGGAGGACACACTAAATTCTTATTGACTTGAATGGATTTGAATACAAATTGATAATGATTTCCAATATTTTGTAATTCCTCGTATATTTCGGGATATTTTCGACTTAAATGAGAGACATCGTATAATTCTCCCGATTTTCGTTGAAATCTTGCCCGTGTATATCCAAATACACCACCCCTATACGGCGGAAATCCATTTCTATTCATTCTCCCTGAATTCTTAAATAGATTTATTTTCTCCAACATTAAATATATTTTTGTAAAATTATACGGAATATCTAATACTTTCACACTCATTTAGATTTTATTTAGATTTTAATTTCCCAAAAAATTGATTAAATAAAAAATTGAAATGATTTAAAGACAATTATTTATACAATATAGTAATAAGAAAATGAAAGTCGGTAAAATCATATACGAAATTAATTATTTTGATGAGGTTGTTCCTTATATGGTAGCAAAAATTGATGAAGGCGGTGATGATATATATCTTATTAATTTAGATATTAATTGCCGTAATATTAATAGATGTTATTGGATAAAATTGGAGAATATTAAATTTGATTGTTTTGAAAGTAAAGATGCGGAAAGTCTTACTTATATTCCAGAAATTACGAGAGAATATGACGAGAAAAAAGTAGATAAATATTTTAAATGGAGAGATAATCAAGAAGATAAAGCCCAAAAAAAATGGGAGAAAGAAGAAGCAGAAAGAGATAAAAAATTAGAAGAAGAAAAAAAAGATATTTAGATAGTATAGAATGATTGTATATATTGATAGTAGTTATAGAACTTTTTTTTTAGTAATGGATATTGCGGGTAATCAAATTCCAGTATATATTTAAATTATAATCTTTTTTTATTATATACAATACAATGAATAATAATCCTAATTTACCCAATGAACCTTTAGAAGCCGAATTTCCGTATTATTTTGAAATTTTATTAGACGTTTTTCAAAATGAATTTCCCCAATTAACCGAAACTCAAAAACGACAGAAATGGAGAAGTTTTAGAATTAAACAAAAAGTAAATTATAGTTTCAAAAGATTAGAAAAAGATACTACTGAACCAGATGAAATGACGGATGAAATTCTTACTTTAACCCAAGCACAGAGAAATCTGGTAAAAAACGTTCATCAACAATATAATCATTGGAGAAAAATATTATTTCCTAATAATATGACTGGTGGATTGATACAACGGAAACAATATTATCCTTTTTTATAATCTCTCTTATTTATATATATAATGACTTTAGTAATTGACGGATTGAAACAAGAAATTAGACGATTAAAAGAAGAAATACAACGGAAACAAAGAATGATACGACATATTTGGGACGATATTGGAGGATTACAAAGTGATACGAAAGAGCAGCATAGGCGTTACCAAACTCAAGCAGCATTTCGAGAAGGAATACGAGTTAGAGAAGGATATGTTGAAAGAGAAGAAAATGAAATATTGCGATTAGAAAGTATGATAAGAGAAATAGAACGCAAAATTATTCAAGAAAAAAAAGAAAGTAATGAAAGAGAACAAATGGGAAAAGAAGATAAAAAAGGTGCGGGAAGAAGACGAAAGAAAGGCGGGAAAATTAATGCCGAAAATAATGAAATTACGAAATTTCTTTTAAAACACGATTTACCAAGTGATATTAAAAAAATGAGAAAATTATTAACAGAAGCATTTGAAGAAATATTTATTGGTGATAATGCTACAGCAAGACAAGATGTAAAACAAGTTGGAGCAATATTAGAACAATATAATGTTTTATTAGCACCTAATACTACTGAAAATTATATTCCAGCCGATATTCTTCAAAGATACGAAGAAATTTTAGATTTATTAAGACCAAGACCACCATCTTTATTAAGAAGAAGTTCCCCTAATAATTCGGTGGGAGATATACAATTCAATGATGCCGACTGGGAATTTCTTGGTGCGGGTTTATCGAGAGAAAGAGAAACTACAAATGGAAATCTAAGATTGATTGGCGGTATGGAAGTCAGTGATGATGAAGGTAGTCAAATGAGTGAAATGAGTGAAGATAGTGTAGCAGATGAATTCCCTTTTCAATTTGAAGACGTTTTAGATGTTTTGGAAGAATTACAAGAAATGAATGATGATGACGAAAGAAGAGAGAGATGGGATGAAATGGGGGTAGATGTGATGATGACTGATAGTAATACTCATTTAGAACAAGAACCACATTTAATTTTAACTCCAGAACAAGAAGCATTCGTAGCACAAGTCCAACAACTTTATCAATTTTGGAGAAATCATCTTTTTCCACCACTACAACCACCAGCAGTTCCACAGGTTGAAGGCGGAAAAATGAAAAAAAGGGCAAAATTAAGTGGGGGAATGTTAAATATAAACCAGATGTGGGATAGATTTGGTAGAATTGAAAGTTTTATTGAAATATTAGAGGAGGAGCAGGATGATTTAACCGATGAGGAAATGAAACAGAGTTGGATGGATAATTTAGATGTGTTTGATGGTGAAGATGGTCCAGCAGAAAATATTGATACCCAATTTAAAAATGCCGAAATTGCTTCCCATCATTTTGATTTTTCACCAGAAGATAGAGCATTAATTAATAATTATAAACAATTATATTTTAGGTGGAAATATCGTCTATTCCCTAATTATCATCATCCTTCTACTTTTCCATATAATAATGAACCTTAATATACTTAAAGAGAATTATCTATATATACTATATAGTATATGGATAATTTCGAGACAATCAACGACGCACTACAATTTATTGCCCGTAATCAGCACAAGATTGATAGTTATAACCGCAAATTAGATTATATTTGTAATTATCAAAAAGAGCATCCAGAGAAATCTAAAGAGAAATGTAAAAGATATTACGAGAAATTGAAAGAAGACCCAGAAAAATACAAACAATTTTTAGAAGATAAAAAAATGAAATATCGAGAGAAAAAAAATCTAAACATTAATGTATAAAATGCCGAATAATTGGATTAATTGGGTGAAATCTTACGCTCAACAACATCATCTTTCTTACGCTTGTGCCTTATCTCAACCCGCTTGTAAAGATAGTTATCGAGCCAAATTTGGCGTCTCTAAGAAAGTCCCTCAAAAAGCAGAACGGGAAAGAATGGGTTTAGAAGATATTAATATTAAACCTCCTCCTCCACGCAGAAAACCCGCTCAACACTCAAAAGAAGCATTTAAAATGGCGGCAGAAGATATTAGTAGCCGTTTAATGAGAGAAAATGTCCCGTATCGTCCTACCAAAATACAAATTCCAAAAATATCTAAACCCGTAGTTCATTACGAAGATATTTATCCTGACGACGCACCTATTGCCGCACCACCAGCACCAGCCAAAAAAGGCAGAAAACCAAAATATGCTACCGCAGAAGAAAGAGCCATTGCGAAACGCCAACAAACTTTAGCATCCAATCTTAAGAAAACGAGAGAAAGAGCAAGTGAGAAAAAAGAAGGCAAGAAAATGGGAAAAGAAGATTTTAGATTTTAGAAAAATGATTTAAATATATTTTATTAATACTAAGAAGTATAAATAAAATGGAAGAAATTTGGAAGATTGCTGTAGAATATGAAAAATATGAAATATCTAATTTTGGTAATCTTCGTAATGGAGAGAAAATAATTAAAGGATGTATAAATGGTTCTGGATATAGATTTTTTCATTTAAAAAGAAATAATAAAAATAAAAATTATAGATTTCATTGTTTAGTAGCAAAAGCATTTATTGGGGAGAGACCAGAAGGATTAGTAATAGACCATATAAATAGAAATAAATTGGATAATAGGGTTGAAAATTTGAGATATATAACGCAAAAACAAAATAGTATTAATTCAAGTAAATATCGTATTGATGTAGAAAGAGATGAAAATGGAAGAATTATTAGAAATAAAGGTATTAATAGAAGGAATGGCTCATTACATATTCTCTCTTCTGGAACTTGGAATGTAAGAATAATGAGAGAAAATATAAAATATACTAAAACTTTTAAATCAAAAGAAGAAGCCGAGGAATATTTGAATTGTTTTTCTTAAATGAATTAGATTTTCTACTTTAGCATTATTGTAAAAATCTAATTAAAAAGAAAATAACTTAAAAGAATTTCTTTATATATACTATATAGGATGAACGCACTAAAATTTATTGAATTTTGTGAAAATAACAAATTTGTCGGTTTCAGTTTTAAAAATATTACTACCGCACTGAATAAGGATGGAGAAGAAAAAAAGAAAATGAATGGTATGCCTAATTGGCGAAAAATTACCAAAGAAAATTGGAAGAATTTCGTTAATAAATCCCACGATGGTTTTGCTATCATTACTGGAGAAGTTTCAGGCGTTAGTGTTCTTGATTTTGATACCGAAGATGCCTATAAAGAATTCTTGGCGGATTTTGGAACGGAATGTGTTTCAAGAAAAACCATTTTTACCAGAAAAGGCAAACATCTTTATTTCAAATACGACCCCGACCTGAAACAAACTCAAAATCCCACAGCGGGTGTGGATGTGAGAAATGATGGTGGTATTATTATTGCTCCTCCTACAAAATATACTTTATTAAATGGTTCTGTAGCCGAATATGAACTATGTGATGATTTTGATTACGATTTTGCCGATTTTACCGCAGAAATGAAACTTTGGTGTGGTGAGAGAGACCTTATTAAGAATTATAATGCCGTTCCTATAGAAAAACCGAAAAAAGAAAAAAAATCTAAAACTCCTAAAAAGAAATCTAAACCTATAGAAAAAATGGAAGACGACGAAACCACCACTTCTACTATTACTACCCCCGAAGTAGTTAAGAATTCTTATACCTATTTAAATGAATGTAAAGAAATCGATATTGCCGATGAAATCAAATTTTATATTCAAAATGGTATGTTTTCAAAAATGGATAAGGTTAGCGACCCTTACGGACTTTGGATACGAATTGGTGCGGCTCTCAAAAATGAATTAGAATACAATGAAGGGTTAAATCTTTTCAAAGATATTTCGAAATTATATTCTAAAGGATATGACGAAGAAACTACCGAAAAAACATTTAAAAGTTTAAAATGCGATAAAATTACCATCGGTTCTCTCTTTTATTACCTGAAACAAGAAGATGAAAAAGTATTTAAAGATTTAAAGAAAAAATACAAGACCAACCAAGTAGATTTATTGAATTGCGGATTTGCTACCAGTGTTATTGCCGATTATTTCATTACTCTCTATAAAAATGAATTCCTTTATTCTTACGAAGTGCTTTATTACTGGAATGGGTTTTATTGGGTCAAAGATAACAAGACACATTCTTATCTTACTTATTTCGTTGATAAAGTATTCACCAAAGACCTTACCGATTATTATATTCAAAAATTCCAAGACTGGAATGAGTATTGTTTTCAAAATAATGTAAAGAAAGACGATAGAAAATTAATGGATGATAAATTAGCCAAATTTAGTAGTGATATTAATTTCAAATTGCGGAATTCCCATTTTCGTGGTTCTTACCTTAAAGATATTTTGGCTTTTCTCTCGAATGATAATGTAGATTGGGACAATAAACCAACCTTATTCGTTTTTGAAAATGCCGTGATTGACCTTACTACGGGCAAACAAATTACACCTAATCCAGAAGATTATCTCTCCATTTCGTGCGGTTATAATTACGAACCCAAAGACCCCGTCAAAGAAAAAACTTTATTAGAATTATTATACGGCATCTTTCCCGACGATTTAACGAGACATCATTATTTGGAAATTTTAGCAACTGGATTGTGCGGTTTTCAACAAGAGAAATTCTTTGTTGCGACTGGGAAAGGTGGTAATGGTAAATCACTTTTAAATGCCCTAATGTTATCCACCGCAGGTAAGTATGCTTATACTTTACCAAGTGAATTCGTCCTTTCCCCAATTAAAACGGGTGCTAATCCAGAAGTTGCTAATTTAGATGGTGTAAGATTTGCCCTTACCCAAGAACCAAAGGCGACCCGTCGTATTGTTTGTTCCGTTATTAAAGAAATTACAGGTAATCCTACTATTAATGCGAGAGCATTGTATTCCAGTAAATGCGTAGTCAATTTAAGACTGACGTTAGTAATGGAATGTAATGATATGCCGAGATATGATGAAGTCGGTGATGCGATTACCAGAAGAAATGATATTACTCCGTTCATTAGTAAAGCGGTCTCCCAAGAAACATTTGATGCTATTTATCCAGTAGAAAATAGAGCCAATTTTATTGTTGCTAATCCTTATTACAAGTCAAATGAATTCAAATGTGAATATAGAATGACCTTGTTTCATCTTTTATTGAATTATTTTCGTTTATTTGCGAAAGATAAATTCCGCCTTTCACCTCCACCATTAGCAGTTCAAATTAGAAATAAAGACCAAATGGTAGCCAGTGATGAATTTTACGGATGGTTTAATGCTACTTATACTAAAATTGAAGTAGGAGAATGCGAACCCATTAAAATAAAGGATATTTATTCCGTTTTTGAGAATTCCCCATTTTTCTGTAATTTATCCAAGAATGATAAGCGGTTGTATAATTTTAAATATTTTAAAGATAAATTAGAAAATCACGAATTTATTAGAAAGTATTTTAAAGATGAAGGTGTGATGATTAATAAAATTCGGTATCGTAGTGCTATCCTTATTCAACATTGTGAGAGGTCTAATTGTGGTATTTCCAAAGATGATGATGATTGTTAGACTATATAGTATAAATATGTGAAAAAGCGGTAATTACCGATTTCTTGCCCTGATTTCGACAACTTTTTTATATAGACCCCTTTTATAGACAACTTTCCTATTTCGGGGCAAGAAATCGGTAATTACCGCTTTTTCTTACTTTCTATCTTATATAGTATATCTATTTAATATTATTCTCTCTTCTCTTTAAAAAGAGAATAATAAAATAATAAAAATATTCTAATAAAGTAAGAAAGGTGGTATGACTACAAAAAAAAAAATAATAGAACTTTTAGTTATTCAAGACAAATTCAAAGTAATTGGAACTGGGAGCGACCCCGATATACTATATAGTAGTGATTTAGACCTACAAGTATATTGGAGGGGAGGGGTAGAAGGAATAAATTATATAACAAAAGCATTTAAAGACAAATTCCGTAAAGCAAAGGAAGACCCGAATATATATATCACAGATTTCAAATGTGGGGAGATGAGGGGAGAGCCAATTCGATGGGACACCAAGAGTATCAATTCTGGTATAGTTAAACAAGATAGTAGAAAGATTACCTTTCAAGAAGCATTACAACAGAAATCGATAATAAAATTGGATGTGGTAGCGAAAATAGACGGAATATTCAAGGAATTCTCTTGTAATTACTATTTCAATATAGGAGGAATAACGAATTACGAAAAACAACCGAGAGAGGAGGTAATTGAAGGGTATCAAAAGGATATAAAAGAATTATATAGAGAAGGTAAAAGTTTCAAGGCATTAAGACGGGTATATTCTCTCGTAGAATTGATGGAAAACGCACCAAGTGTAATGAAATTATTACAAGAATATTTCAATTCACCAATAGGATTGATTAATAAATGTAAAAATCAAACAGAAATCTTAATATTAATGTTGGAACAGAAATTTAGAAAAGTGAAAAAAAAGGATTTAGTAAGAAATCTGGAATGGATAAAATCCACATTACCAAAATTCGAAATGAAAAAAGAAATAATAGAAAATATAAAAGAAATCAAGAAGTTGAAAATGGGAGAAATGAAAAAAGGATTAGAATATTTATTAGATTTTTTATTGAAAATAACGGATGAAAAAACAAGAATGTGGATTGCTGAGAATAAAAATATCTCTAATTATATTAAATGAATGTCGAGAATATCGGTAGCCCTATAGCCCTTATAATGGATGATAATAAGAAAAACAACAATCAAGTTCTCTCGGTAGAACCGAAAAAAGACGCCGTCGTAACGTATCTAACCGAATTAGATTTAAAAGATAAAAAAGGACAGAAATTCCAACAAGTTCCTAATCCAAATACGGAGAGAAATATATTATATATTACGGGTTCGTCAGGTTCAGGAAAATCGTATTATACAAAAGCGTATTGCGATTGTTATCGAAAAATCTATCCAAAAAGGGAGATTTATTTATTTAGCAGTTTAACGGATGATAGTAGTATAGATAAAATCAAGGGATTGAAACGCATTAAAATAACGCCCGAGTTTTTAAGTGAGGATATATCTGCGAAAGATTTCGAAAATTCTCTCGTAATATTCGATGATACGGATTGTATAACAAATAAAGCACAAAAAATTAAATTACAAGGAATATTAAATTCAGTCTTGGAAACGGGACGACATTTCAATACATCGGTGGTATATACGTCCCACTCTGCTTGTGCGGGAAATGATACCAAGAAAATCTTGAATGAAGCACATTCAATAACGATATTTCCAACTGGATTAGGAGGACGTTCTCTCAAATACTTATTAGACCAATATTTGGGATTAGATAAAGAACAGATAAAGAAAATCAAGAAATTGGAGAGCCGTTGGGTAACGATAACAAAAACGTATCCAATGTGTGTAATAAGTGAAAAGGAATGTTATATATTAAATCCTAAGGGTTAGATTTTTAATTTTTAATGAAAGTAAAAATCTAATTAGATATACGAGAGACCGAATTCTCTACCTCTACCAGAAATCCTTTTATCTTCTTTACCCATTTTTCGTCTTTCTTCTTCTTCTCTTGCTCGTCGTCTTTCTTCTCCAACTCTATCTTCTCTTGGTGTAAGTTCCATATCATTTCTAACTAAACCTTGTATCAATGATATAACAAACATATCAATATTAGTATTATTTTGAATTCTATCTCTAAAAAAATGATTTAATCTTCGTCGTAAATGAGATGCTTCTAATGTGGATTGTGGTGTATTTCTTCTAAATAAATCATTAACGTATTCATTAATATTTACAAAATAAGAATAAACATTATTTGAATTAACCCTACGATTTCTAATTTCCTCTTCCATTAAATCAAATAAACTATCAACATCATTCACTATTTGTTGTACCGATGCTCCGTGACCACCACCTTCTAAATGTAAAGCCGAAATTAAAATTCTCTTTAAAGTTTCTAAACGGCGTTTAAAACTTATATCCAAAAGTGGTCTTTCTATAATGGTATCGATTATTTGAATGGTTGAATTAATATTTTCGGTAGTTAAAGTAGGAATTTCCGTAATTTCTCTCAAAACTCTAATAATTCGTAATTGAATTCTTTTTACACTAATAGCGTTATAGGTGTGGTGTTCTCTCAAAATATCTAATAATTCTTGGTGTAATCTATTAAACTCCTGATTAAATGGGATACTTGACCCGTGTCCTCCTCCGTCTAAATCCATATTATACTCTCTCAATATATCTTTTGCTCGGTCTTTTACATTATTATTTTTCACTCTTTGATAAATATATTTTAAGAGATTAAGAAATCTGGTTAAATCTACAATGTGAATATTTGGGTTATTCTCGGTATAATCAATTAAATCATCAAATATTTCAATAATTAAATTGGTATCTTCACTTCTACTTCTAATTAAATGATAAATATTATCCATTGCTTTTCTAAATTGTTCTTTATTTTTAATTTTATCTTCAGTTGGGAAATGTGGTTCTGGAACTTCTGGATGGTGATAGGTTGGTTCTTCTTCTTGGTCGTTTGCTCCACCCGATTTCCTACAACTTCCTTTCGAATAAGGTATTTTTCCAGAAACGGGTTCATATCCATTCCAACATCTTCCTTTTCCAGTCTTAACTTTTTGGATAGCATTGATAATTTTCTTGGATTGTTGAAAATCTCTCGGGTCAATCGGTTCATTTGGGTCTCCAATATGAGAGGTAAGATGGGTTAATACTTCTTGGTAATTATTCAATACATCTTTTCGTGAAATACCATTTCCCCACCATTTGGCGGGACTAATTCGTTTAAGGACACTTGGAATATGTTCTTTAATAGGATTAATGGTTCTTGATAAAATATGTTGATATTTTTTACCACGTTGTAATGGTCTTAAAATGGAAACGGGGTCTAAGGTGGTTTTAATATCCGTTTGTTTATCTGGAACTCTTCTTCCCGAGAGAATATCTTGTGGAAAGACGGGTTTATTTAAAGTATAAATTTCTCTCGAATTTTGTCCTACTTCTTCTGCCGACCTCGCACCTTTGGAATGACCGATAGTAATAACATTATTAGCCCCGTATTTTTCTTCGGCTTTTCTTTGAATATCTCTCGAATGTTCTAATCTTGGTTTTCTAAATCTCAAATTCAACGCATCAATAACATTTTCTTTCATATCTTGTAAATCGTGAGTTCCACGATGAACGATGACGGCATCTTGTCCGTTGAAATATACTTGGACGGAAGCATCACTTAATTCGTGGTCTAATCTCCAATCTTTGAAATCTCTTCCACGAGAATAGGAGGAATAAATGAAATGATGTAAATCATCATTGGAAATTCTCCCGCCACATTTACATTCATTATAAGCAATGACTAATTCAACGCCAGATTTTCCTAATTTTTTATTTCTAAAAAGATTGTATCCTTGTTTTTTGAGAGAAGTAGGATTAAATTGTCTAAAATGGAAGAAATTCTCAGTATCATCCAGTCCTTTATTTTTATATCCGTGTTTTTTTAACCACTCTTTTGATAAATGGAGAGAAAATTTCTTTTTATCAAAAATAATACTTTGGACTTTATACATATTATATAATAATACAATATTTTTTACTATACATATTGTCCGTCGGTTGGATTTTCGGCAAGAGAATATCCACCATCTTTGATATTTCTATTGGAAGAAGGTAATGGAATAGAAGTAATATAGGGAGAATAATTTTTAATAATTTCTCTAAAAGTCGTGTGAAGTGGTTTAACATTTTTTTCGACTTCATTTAAGAAATTCTTTAAATTATCTTCATCTTGTTGGTCTAAGCCATCAATAACATCACTTGCTGTAAAGAAAATCTCTTGGTATCTATCGTCTAAATCATTTAAGAGATTAATGAATTTATCAATATCGGTTCTGGATACGTAGTTAATAATGGGTTGTAATTTACTAAGATTTTGTTTGAATTGATTAGCGGAAATAAGAATTTGTCTCAAATTTCCCGCAAGATTAGGACGAATAATACCTTCTAAAACTGCGGTTTCATCTGGGTCTAATGCGTGATAAGTAGTAGCGGTAAAATAAGTCAAACTTTCCGCTAAAAGGGCATTCAATACAACTAAATTCGTTTCAATGGTAGAACTCAAAGCGTTAGCATCACCTGTAGATTGAATAAGTTCCACGTCTTTCATTACTGAATATGCTCTTTTTTGTTGTTCTATTAAGCGTCTTTTAATCAGTAAATCTTTATTCAAAGCACCATTTTGATAAGCAGGAAACATATTTATATAATATAAATATATTAAAATTAATACAATCCGTGTTCTTTCACGTATTTAGAAGCCATAGGAAGAGAAAGATGTTTTTCTTTCATTATTCTACTAACAATAGCACCACGAGCGGAAGGTTTTTTAGCAGCACCGCCAACTTTTCGTTCTCCTTCTTCCATTTTACCACCTTTGATTGCCTGTTTAAGAACAGGAGCAATAACATCGTGTCCTAATTTGTATCCTAAATCGTATGGATTAAATCCAACTGCTTCAAAAGGTTTTCCAACAGCGTGTCCTATTGTATTGACTACACCAACAACATCATCCCACCATCCTCCGCCAGATAAAAGTTCCTTACCTAAATCTTCTACAACATTGGGATTAACTAATACTTTTAGTGCCTTTCCAATAATATCGAAAAAAGACCCACCTTCCATTACATCACTACCAATATATTCATTTGCTTTCTTGTTAATTTGTTCCAATAATAAATCCTTTCCTTTATTTAAAATTGCCTCTCCGTGTTTATCCAATAAATCTTTTCCAACCTTTTTAACAACTTTCATAGCACTATCCCACCATCCTCCACCCGATTTCATTCCGTGTAGTTTGGCTTTGGTATCCGCCATATATTTAATTAACTTCAACAGGTGTTTCCCTTTTGGCTTTGGTAATTTTCTTCCAGCACCGCTAACGCTAAAACCATCTTTATAGGATGGAAACTTGTTTTCTAAAAGTGGATGACCCGAAGTAGATGGAAATGCTCCAAAAGCCAACATCTTTTTAATGTCGGCTTCCGTCATTTTCCCGCCTTTTTTAGACGCCTTTTTTCTTCCAGCACCAACACTACCTGTAGAAAGAGCGGGAGAAAGAGTAGATGCGGTATTTCCAATAGGTTCAGCCATTGACCCGCCAAATTGAGATAATTTATAATTCGTTCCAATTTGGGTATTAGCCCCGTGTCCGTGTTGTGGAATAGATTTCGACATTTTACCTCCTTTTTTACCGCCAGTAGGACCACGCATACAAATTGCGTGAATTCCTGTTGTATTATATGGGTCTCTTGCTATTCTTTCATTATAAATATCTTTAAAAGTGTTGCCTAAAGCACCCGCACTTGCGGGTAATTGAGAGACAGGAACAAGATTATTACTTACTTGCGTTCCCCCAGGCAATAAAGTAGAACTTCCACGTCTTCCACCAGAAAGTTTGGGTTTTCTATTAGCGTTGATTTCTACAAATTCCATTTTATATTATATACTTATAAAATAAAATAAATTAATTAATTAATTAAAGATTTTCAATAATTTAGAGGTGCTTTCCGCCTTTTCTTTTTTAGGTTTTTTCCCGCCCTTCATTTTCTTCAACTTATCTAAAACATTTTTTTTTAACGTTGGTTTCGACTTCGACTTCTCATTATCACTTTCACTATCACTATCACTTTCCACTTTCTTCTTTCCACCCGTTTTAACCATTGTTTTTTCTCTACGTTTCGAATGAATTGCCCCTAAATCATTAATAAGGTTATCTTTTCTATCGTAAGAAGTTCCAGAACTATAAAAAGGTTCATTATAAAAATCACTATCTCCTCCTTTCAATCGATTTCCAACCATTTGATTACGATTTAAAGTATAAGGTTGTTCGAATAAATCTGCGGGATAATGAGGTCTTAATTTATTTAATGTGTGATAAGAAGACGCACCACCCGAAAATCCACCACCAGTAATAGTAATGGGGTCATATTGGTGAGTAAAATGTTCTGGGTCGATATTCGTGGGAATATAACGACCTTGTTGTTTGTTTCTAAAACTCTTTAATTTTCTAACAATCTCTCTATTATATGGATTATCAAAAGTGAGATTATACATTATATATTAATAGGGAGAATATTATTTAAAAAAATAGATTTTAGTTTTTAAATAATTAAATTAACAATATTTACCCATTTTACTTCCTGAAGAAACTCCAGCAGCGGAAGAAGGGAAATGAAGTTTCTTTCCAAGATGTTGAGCCATTCTTTTAACAGCACCAGAACTAAGGTTATTCATTTTACCTCCAACCATTCTCTTGTATTCGGCAGATGTAACTGGGTCGGCAGATTTCTCGGCTTTGGTATCGACCACCATTTGTTTCGTCAAAATTCCAGTATAAATTACTGAACTTCCTGCCTGCGTAACGAAGATACCTGAATTAGCAGTAATAACCAATATTTCTGGTTGAATATTAACAGCGTATTTGTTAGTAACATTGATGCTAAACTGGAAATTGAATTGACCGATAGAAGAGCAAGAAAGGTAATCTGGTAGGGAAAGGTCTTTGGCGGGATTGATAACCAAGATAGAACCAGTGGTATCAACCTCGGTAGGAAGACCATTAGTACCATTAGATACATTTGCTGTTCCTGAAAATTCAGCCCAAGATTGAGTAGAGTGATTATTTACACTGATACGCCACAAGTCTTGTGGTTGAGCCGATGATAATAGACCTGCTTGATTATTCAAATTAATACTAATATTATTGATGGTTAAGAAACCCGCACTATCGTAAATAGTTTGAGAAGACATTGGCTTACGAACCGCAATAATGAAATAATCTGGAAGTTGATTAAGTTGGATATTTTGAGATGTAATTTGAGTAGGTGTATTTATTTGAATAATAGGATTTTGAGTAGATTGAGATAGGTATCTTGGATAATCCATATAAGGAGAAACGTTTCTCGATGGGATTAAATCACTTGCCTGTGTAGATAGGAAATTAAACAACATTCTTGTATTTCCGTTGAAAAATGGATTGGTAGTAGTATTTGGTCCGTATGCCTTTCCTAAAGTAATAGTAGCAGCACCTCCACCAACACTTGAAGCAAGAGACATCATTCTTTTAGCGGTAGTATCAATGTTAAACACGAAATTAATAGTATTCACACCAGCAATACCTCCCATATTGTATTCAGGATTGCCGAAAATGAATGGGGAAAGGAACAATGGTTCAGTAACTTGAGTGCTAAATACAATATAATAATCTTGTAATACTTGAGTAGAATTGAATAAAGTAGTTAAATCAGTAACAACAGCACCACCCGCAGA